GGATTACCCGGCAAATTTAATGGAGACCAAAAGTTTCCAATGGCCAAAGAAGTAGTCCAATCCAGTGTAGCAACATTATATTCTCGGTTCAACACACGAGACATGTCATGTTTCTCAAAATTGAGGCTTTTATAAATTTTCGTTTCCTCAATAATACCAGCATTAGTTTCAATAACTTCTGCTTCATCTTGATATTTACCAATCTCGAACTCTTGAGTTGTAACCAAGTCTACAACTTGTCTACCTAACATAATAGCTTCATTAAGATCGACATTTTCGCCTAAACCTGATTCAATTTGAAAATCTGAGTCAACTTTAGAACCTACAGGTGCAGATGGTAAAATCTCGAAATTACGTTTGAGACTACGCTCGATCAAAGCGTAATCCTCATCTGTCTCCATACTACGACAAAGCTGTTGCGTGAAAAACGCACGGGCTTGAGTGAATTTTGAGGGAACCTCAGGAATAATTTCTTCAATGCTATTCTCCTTAGCAGGCTTCAAAGGTGTCAAATCAAACTTGACGTACAAGGTAGCGTAAATCTCGTACCATGAACGAGCTTTCTGTGTTACAGCGCCTACATAACGAGGATAAACCTCGTGAACCATTTCAATTAGTCTCCTAGTCATCCTACGATAACTTTGCAACCCTAACTGAAACGCTTCTAAAACAAAAGAATCTAGAGTTGACATTAACCACTCAGATTCATTCGTATCCCTGTCTCTGTAACAAATCGAATTCCAAATTACAGATTCCTTCAATGGACTTAATACTACGCTCATATAAGGAACAAATGCTCTACCTAAGAATCTAATAGACTCCAGTGTATCAGTAACATTTGTCTCAGTTTTAGAGAAATGTGTATAAGTCATACCAAAACGTCGAAGGTAATGAGGATGAAAATCTTCACAAGTCAGACCATCACGATTTACTCCTATAACATTATCATCACCATAAATTGCCAATTCAAAATCTTTATCTGTGAAACCCAAATCTTCAGTTAAAACAATAAAAGTCATTACCAAATTGGTTAATGAATTATAAATAGAAGTAAAAGGGTTTCCAGAAGGATTTCCATCGTAAACTCGATAAACTTTAGTCCAATAAATACGAGTCGCACTATAGATGTGTTCAAACAACAAATTACGAACTCTCGCATTAATCGGACCGTCGTTGTACCACATATTGATGAATTTTAATACTAATTCACCAATGTATTTTGGCACACGTCCATCGTAATTGGAAAAATCACCAGCAACGATTGAGTTTGACCTGGTTTGTAAACGAGAGTACAATAACTTCCACTGCAAGGAAGAATTAGTAATACCGACGCTTATTGGTTTCATAACAAAGTCCTCACATACACAGCAGGTCATGGACATAAAGTACATTCTCATCAAAATAAGAAAATGAAGGGGGCACGTTGTAAACAATCTAGTTTTACAAGCTTGCACTTTTTCAATTTCTCTAGTTTCGACTTTAAGAGTATCTGCCCACAAGACTTCAATTTGTTGACCAAGAATTAATTGTGAGTGATAAACATCTAACTCATCCCTAAATTCTTTCTCGATAAATTGAGGACCCATGTTGTCAAAATGTATAAACAATCTTTTACCGTGTCCTCCTTTCATAGTATAAGGGTAACCAGGAGAAGTACCAGCACAAATGCCTAAAAATTCTCCAGGTATTCCAAATACAGACTCTTCATATGTTAGAATTCTTCGGGATCCGTTGTATCCACCATACAAATATTCCAAATAGCTAATTACTCTAGCATCATCAAATGCAACTTCCTTTGTTGGAACTTGGTGGAGCTTCTCAAGAGCAATCAAATATGGATCAATACCGTTAGTCACCTCTAGGACTGCTGGTCGATATGGATTATCTGGAATCAACCGATTAAACTTAGTTCTCATTAAACTAGAACGTCTATTCATTCGGTGTGCCCATCGCCATGGTACTTCTCTTTCAACAACTTTAGAAAACACTTGATCACTATGAATTTCAAATTCAGTAGGTGCAATTTGAGTAACTTCTTCTGCTTCCACTTTAAATGATGAGTACTGTTCAATCATAGCATCTATAAACTCTTTATCAATAGGAGTACCAATACCAATCTTTTTCGGTCCATTCAGACTTCCACCACAATGAACACCAATTAACAAAATCTTACCCTGAACTCCAGGCACTAATATAGCACCCCCAGAATCTCCTTTATCACTACTAGAAAAATAGCTAATAGGGTTTTCTATAGTATAAGAAGTTCTAACAGCATTATAAGTGTATGAATGACAGTTCTCAAGAGCAACACATTCCTCTGAAAACAATGGAGTACCTTGATTAGTTAATCCATATCGAACAATAGTAGAACCAGGTGCTAAATCATAGACTTTATTTTCAGGTATTAAATACTCATAACCAGACTTTGGTATGTTATAACCCTTTGGAATTTTAAACATTGCCAAATCATAATCTTTAATCATAATTGGATCGGTATCCAAAGTGAAAGAAACGTTATAATTACTACCAAGTAATTGAATATGATAATACCTGCATGGTTCAAGCAAAAGTAAAAAATGAGCGTTGATCAAAATATATCCATCTCTAATATGAATACCATTTTGAGTGTAACACTTATTTTCACCAGACATGTCCTCTTTTTCAAATGCATCAATATTGACTCTCAACATACATTTCGAAAAATTCGATAATCCACTACTAAAATTAGCGTCTAACGAATGTGGTTCTATAATTCCTGAGCGCTTCATTCTATCAACTTTGATTTGTCGATAACCTCCTCTCTTAAACTTCCTTGGTCTACCTGTCTTTTTCCTTTCATCAAAACTTTCAACAGTTAATAACTGTAAAATTTTGCTATCAGGAGCATACAAAGCAGAGTAAATACTAGCAGCTAAAGGAGCAGCCATGAGAGCACCACATAACCAAATATAATACTTTAAGTTTGGAGAAGAACACCATGGAGCTAGACCCATTCTAATAATTTCAATTAAAGTAGACTCCCACTTCATGGCTTTAGCCATATCGGATATCATCGAATGAATCTCAATGACACCGGCATGAGCACCATCTGTGGCTACTGCATCAAAATTAATAAATTGAAACGCATTTTCTGTAGCTTCACCTCGTAACTCTTTAGTTAAACGCTGATGTTGTTCCAAATGCATAGAATCATAATGGCTAGACCGTTGCATCTTAACTTGACGTAATTTGTTAGCAACAATGAGCTGAGCAATTTCAGTCAAGTACATTCTTTGACCTGTGACGGATTCATAAGCCATATCTGTGTTGTGCAATTTACATTTATGAATCTCAAATTTACATTTATAAATTTCATCAGTAGCTTCTTGAAATCCATGTACAACAATATGATTTCTACGTTTGAAAGCCTGGGGATCAGTAATACCGAGTCCTCTAAATTCAGTTCGTTCAAAACCGTTATTAGCCATGTTTGTAGAAGCAAACACATACTCAGATACGAAATAAACATTACCCTTGTTTGCCAAAGAAGCCATATTTAAACAGAAAGGAGCGGAATTAACAGCTTTGATAAAGAAAATGGACTCAGCTGCTTTCTTTTCACTGTCATTATGCTGAAACATTTCATCAAACATGAAAAATTTATTGCAATGATACCCTTCTGTGAAATTGTCATTTGGATTATAAGCACACATCATAGTTGGAGAGAAAACTTTTGGTGGTTCTTCTTCTCCTTCTTCATGATGAGCAACCCACAATTGATGTTCGATCTTAACGATTTGTTCCATCAAATACATCATCGCTCTAGATTTTCCACTATTAGGAATACCAGTAAACATGACGGCCAATGGTTCAACTCGATAACTGCCCCTGTGCAACTTAGTATTACATTGGGTAGCAATATCAGTCATAAATCGAATACGATCTCTAAACTTGGATGCCATAAAGTGTGGCAATGAATTGGACAAAATATGACCACTCAAATTTTCTCCTTCAGTATAAAAGTTTAAAGCTTCAATCATGGTTTTATCATTCTTAAGAGCACAAGTAGCATCTAATACATACTTCTCAGTTACTTTAAGATAAATTATCACCTGAGAGGAGTATGCATGAAAAGCTTCATCAAACGGATCCATTCCAAAGAATATTCTGCAGAGTAGGGATGTTAATTCCTTAACTCCCTCAACAGCATCTCTGCTAATAGCACCCATATTTCTGAGATAGCTAGCAGTGGTTGCTCCACGCGCTAATTCTTCTTTTGACATAGTATCTAAGCCAAGAGCACACACACTCTGCGTAAGGAAATTAACTATTTTAAGTATCCCACCGGATTCGACTTCCACTACTGCAAACTTTCTCCACTTTTCGTAATAAGCTGGCCACGCTTCAGGGTTTTCTTGAATTAAATTGAACTCTTTGACCATTGAAGCATAAGTATCAACACTTACATAATAATCCTGTCCAATATGATTAGGAACATGAACTAAAACTGCATCACTAACACCAAGTTGAGTATTCATCATACCTTGG